ATACGGCAATGGACTTTATGTTTACGCTGGTTCGGGTGGCGCATTAGCTACATCAACTGATCGTATTACGTGGACTGCAAGAACTTCAGGTACTTCAAGTAATATAAATGCTCTTACATATGGTAATGGTCTTTATGTTTATGCTGGTGCTGGTGGTGTATTAAGAACATCAACTGATGCTATTACTTGGACTGCTAGAACTTCTGGTATTGTAGGTGCTATCCAAACACTTACATACGTCAATGGTCTTTATGTTTATGCTGGAGCTAATGGAGCGCTAAGAACATCAACAGATGCTATTACATGGGATACTAGAACTTCAGGTACTGTAGGTCCTATTAACACTCTTATATATGGTGGTGGTCTTTATGTGTATGCCGGGAGTTTCGCCACATCGTTAGCAACATCAACTGACGCTATTACTTGGACTGCAAGAACTTCAGGTACTACAAGTGATATTAATACAATTATATACGCTAATGGTCTTTATATTTATGGTGGGAATACCAGGATAGGTAGATCTACCAATGCTATTACCTGGAGTGTTGCTGGTGTTGGTATGTCAGAAACTTCCAGTAATATTCTAGCGCTTACATACGGTAACGGGCTTTACGTTTATGCTGGTAATGGCGGTGTGTTAAGAACATCAACTGATGCTCTTATATGGACTGCTAGAACCTCTGGTACTACAAATCCTATTCGTGCACTTACGTATGCTAATGGACTTTATGTATTCGGTGATAACTCCTTTAGTAGCATTATAAGAACATCAACTGACGCCATTACTTGGACAACCCGAACTACTACCTCTAGTTCTATCCAAGCACTCATATACGGTAACGGCCGTTATGTATATGGTGGCTTCGGTGGTATTATAGGCAAAGCAAACGCTTATACATATAATAGTGCCACCGAATTTCTACTACAACCACCAACTTCACTTCAAGTAAGTAACGTATCTAAAAATTATATTAAAGGAGACTGAAAATGAAAAATCCACATATTATGATTGCTACTCCAGCATACAGCGGCAAGGTCGACATTCCTTACGCGCTATCATTCGCGAATACTCTACACACACTTCAATTGCATGGTGTACAAGTTACACCATTGATCACAGCATCTGGCTCTCTACTCGTTGCTGAACGTAACCGAATCGTAGAAGCATTTTGGCAATCAGAATGTACTCACCTTCTTTGCATTGATGCAGATTTAGGTTGGCCGCCACAAGCTGTGCTTGCGATGCTTGAATCTAAGAAGGACTTTGTCGCCGGTGTGTATCCAGCCCGTGGTGATCAGAACACATTCCTCTTCAGACCCGTACTGAATGATAACGGTTCAATCACGACTGAAGGTCATTTACTTAAGATGAATTATATCCCGTCTGGATTTATGCTCCTCTCAAGAGAAGTGATCCGTAAAATGCGTGAACACTTTCCAGAATTGTACTACGAACCAAAGAATAAGCAAGTTGCCAATCCTGATCCAGGTTTCTGTTTCTTTGATACACAAGTTTATGAGGGCGAGTTCTGGGGCGAAGATTTCGTGTTCTGTCGCAGAGCAAGAGAAGCTGGAGTTGATATTTGGGTAGACCCATTGATTCAATTCGATCATGCTGGTACACTTGGTATGTTGATTCAAGCACTTAGCCAAGATCCAAATAAACAAGTTCCAGTAGTGACAAACGGAGGACTTGCACAAAATAAAGTTCCTACACAAAATGGAATCCTGATGCGAAACGGAGATCCTGAATGATCATCTACAGATTTAGGCCCGATATGGTCTTCGATACCGAAGTCGAGGTACCTGATGGCACTAAAGCTATTCCTCCATTTCACACTTTCCAGGCACCTCCTCAGGAAGAAGGTCACTATGCGATGATGCAGGGTGGATGGATCTTGGCTGCGGGAGAGAAACCAGTATGGCCACCCATCCCACCAGAACCATCACTGGATCAACTCAAGGAAGATTATTTAAATCAACTTGCAAATCGTAGATGGGTTGCGGAAGAAGCGGGTACATCACTTAATGATATGCAAATTCTTACCGATAGAGAAACTCAGTCCAAATTAACTGCAGCATACGTAAAAGCAGTCCAGGATAGTTCATATATAATTGAGAGTTGGAAGTTTGCACCAGGTGTATTTTTAACTCTAGATGCACCAACAATTATCGGTATCGCAAACTCAGTGGAAACTCACGTTCAATCCTGCTTTCATAATGAAGCGGTACTTTCCGGAGTCATCCTAGCTGCAACCTCAAAGGAGGAACTCTTTGCAGTTGATTTAAACGAAGGTTGGCCTGCTTAAATGTGAATGCTCATAAAGACATTAAATGATGAAAGGTATATTATGAAAAAAGAATTGCTGTTAGGTTGTGGGTCGTGCAGAACTAAAAAACTCTTTCTAAAACAAGAAAATAAAGACTGGAGTAATCTCACAACTCTAGACATGACGTCGAGTTGTAATCCAGATGTAGTGCATGATTTAAACATCACACCTTGGCCGTTCGAAGATAATTCATTTGACGAAATTCACATGTATGAAGTCTTAGAGCACTTGGGTCGACAAGGTGATTTTGAAAGCTTCTTTGCTCACTTTGCTGAGATCTACAGAATACTTAAGCCGGAAGGTCATCTCTTTGGAACAACACCTTCCATAAGATCGCGATGGCTGTGGGGCGATCCTGGACATACTCGATACATCGGCCCAGAAAGCATGTTTTTCCTAAGCCAAAAGAACTATGACAATGAAGTCGGAAAGACTCAGATGACTGACTATCGTTTTATGTGGAAAGGTGATCTTGAATTAGTTGACTATATGCAAGATGATAACGATTTCCAATTCGTACTCATGGCTATTAAGCCGTCTAGAATATCAGTATGAGTGAATGAACATGAGAAAAGTATTAATTTGCACACCGATGTATGATAGCAGCTGTAAAGCTCAATACACAATATCTATGATGGAACTCATGACTAGGTTGAATAATGAACCCGATTTAGAAGTAAAGACTCTCTTTGCTTTAAATGAATCACTTATAACCAAAACAAGAAATCTATTGACTCACTCCTTCTTGAACTCTGACTGCACACATCTTCTGTTTATTGATTCGGACATAGGATTCGACGCAGATCAATTGATTCGATTCATGAAAACTGACAAGCCTGTATTGTGTGGAGTCTATCCGAAAAAGAATCTAGATTGGAATAAAGTAACTAACGCAGTCAGGTCTGGCATTCCACCAAACAACTTACTGAGACACTCGCTCGAGTACCTGTTTCTACAGTCTCCTAACGCGTTCGTTGATGATGACGGCTTAGTTGAAATTGATGCCTCTGGAACCGGAATGATGATGATATCGAGAGAAGTATTTGAAAAGCTTTCTGATAGTGTTGACTCATTTAGACTAGAAAGTAAGCTGGACAATGTAAGTCATGACGGTGAATACATAAAGGAATTCTTTAAGAGCACTATTGATAAAGAAACTGCGGTGTATCTCCATGAGGACTTTACATTCTGTAAGATGTGTAAAAGTATTGGTGAAAAGATCTATGCTGCAACGTGGATGAGTCTAAGTCACAGCGGATCCTTTGTATATTAATGATCTACACCACAAGTTTTATAAGAATAAATAACTCTATAAATAGGAGTTATTGCGATGGCCGTACCTACAACCAGACAACAGTTTAAAGAATATTGCTTACGTAAACTCGGTAAGCCAGTCATTGAAATCAACGTCGATGATGATCAGCTTGATGATCGTTTAGACGAATCATTGCGTTACTACTGGGATTACCACTTTGATGGTTCAGACAGGATCTATTATAAGCATCAGGTGACTGAGCAAAATAAGATTGACAAATTTATTATTATGCCCGAGAATATCATCGGAGCTGTCCGAGTCTTCCCTATAGCGGACCCTATCGTTAGATCCGATGACCTATTCAACATTCGCTATCAGATCGCTCTAAACGACTTATATACGCTTACATCAGTATCTATGGTACCTTACTATATGGTAATGGAACACCTTGCACTTATTTCAGAATTACTTGTCGGTCAACAACCAATTCGCTATTCAAGACATAAGGATAAACTGTATGTCGATATGGATTGGGATAAGATTAAGGTAGGCGAATACCTATTGGTTGAAGCATATGAAGTAATTGATCCAGACGAGTACACAGACGTTTGGGGTGATCGTTGGCTTCAGAATTATGTTACGGCCAAAATTAAATATCAGTGGGGTTCTAACTTAACTAAATTCGTCGGCATGTCACTTCCGGGCGGTGTGCAATTCAATGGTGAGCGAATTCTTGATGATGCGGCACGAGAAATCGAAATGCTTGAAAATGAAATGCTCACCGCTTACAGCTTACCACCAAGTGACATGGTAGGATAATTTGTGACAAATCTTTATTTTGATACTCAGAATAATTATCCTGAACAAGACCTCATTGAGTCGCTTGTCGCAGAATCAATCTCAATCTATGGTTGGGATGTTCAATACTGCCCAAGATTCCTTGAAAAAAAGGATGAGATTTATTCTGAAGATACATTATCTACATACAATGTAGCCTATGATCTTGATATGTACATTCGCAGTTATGATGCATACGAAGGTGACGGCACATTCTTATCGAAATTTAACCTTGAGATTCGTGACCAAATCACCTTCGTCGTGTCTCGCCGAATGTTTAAATCTGAAATTTCAACTCAGATAGCTCAATTGATTCGCCCTCGTGAAGGCGACCTAATTTATGTCCCACAGATGAAGCGTCTTTTTGTTATTAAATATGTAAACAATGAATCAATTTTCTATCAGATGGGTTCGCTCCAAGTTTGGGATCTTGTCTGTGAAGTCTTTGAATACTCGAATGAGCGCTTCAATACAGGTAACCCAGAGATTGATGCGATTGAGCCACGCTATTCGGTTTCCAATGTTTTCTCAAATACTGCATATGAAGAAGCGATGAACAACGTCTTTGAAACCAATCAGGAATTCCAACAGGAAGGTCAAGGCATTATTGATTTCAGTCAAATAGATCCTTTCTCGGGAGGAACTCTCTAAATGTTTGCACAAACCTTTGGCCATAATCTTCTTCGTAAGTATGTCATATACTTCGGTACGATTTTTAACAATGTCTGGTTAAATCGCTACGATCTAAATGATGCACTCGTACAACGTAGTAAGGTTCCAATCAATTACGGACCTCGCGATAAGTTCCTTGCTCGTACTGAAGGCAACCCAGATCTTCAAAGACCTATCGCTATTCAATTACCTCGGATGACATTTGAATTAATCGGCTTTGAATACGATCCTACACGTAGGCAGAACTCATTAAATAAAATTACGGTTCCAGCTGAGAATGGTTTGAAATATCAATATTCGCCTGTGCCGTATAATCTGACCTTCCAATTGTCGATCATGGCAAAGAACATTCTTGACGGTACATACATTGTAGAACAGATTATTCCTTACTTTGGTCCAATGTGGCAGGCAACGTTGAATATTAATCCGGATCTAGGATTAAAGTATGACGTTCCCGTAATTCTGAATAATGTAGAACAAGAAGATACCTATACTGGTTATTTCACTGAACGTAGAGCTATTATTTGGACTCTTACATTTACAATGAAGGCTTGGTTCTTCGGCCCTACAGTTCAAACTGGTGGCATCATCAAAAATATGGATGTTAATCTGATCGCACCACAAGGTGTCTCAGCTCAGGATGCCACAGCCAATACTTTTGGTTCGAAACTCAATATCAATATCACACCAGGTGTAGATTTAAGTAATAATGCTGTAAATTCATCATACTATACATATACCTACCAATTAAATAATAAAGTTGGTGATTTCTTCGTTACAGAACGAGTCGAGAACTCACAGGACTTTAAT